TTTGTTTTAACAGTTTAACTTTTGCCTTCCTCATTTCTCTACCACGAGCCATATTGTCTGAGGCAGCCTCTAATTGAATAGTATGAGAGTCTGTTTTATCATTCCTCATTATAGATAAATTTATACCTAAAGCATCAAGATCTGTTTTAATATCTGCAGCAGATATTTGATCTCCTGTATCATCGACTACACCTACAACGTCAATTAGATTGTTTAAACTATCTGCAATTATACTCTGTAGGATGCCTGTTTCATCTACGTGCCCTGCATGAAGAACTCTACCAGAAGCTTTTCTTTTTTTATTACTTTTTGTACGAAGACTTTTGTTTTTAGTTCGTCCTGTTTCTTCATTGATAAAAGTCTGTTCAGTTAAGTAATTTTGAATGTTTACAAAAAAGTTATTTAAAGGTTGTCTATATAAATCTTTTATTGCTTGAAAGACATCTCCAGGAGTGCTGTACTGCCCTGCATGATTATTTACTGTGCTTGAAGTAAACGTAAACTTTAAAGTATTTTTAGTACTACGTAATTTTCCACCAGACTGTCGAGATACTCTAACTAACCTAGCTTCTATTTGAGTTTTAAAATGTTGAGCAAATTGTAGTATAGCTTTTTTATCTTTACTAGACAAAGGTATATTTGAAGTAGTTAGCTCTAATTCCACTTCTTTTGCTACATTTTGTGCATTAAATTGAAAATGATGTGGCCGTCTATTAGCAACTAGAGATCTATAAGGGCCTGACTTAGTATTTTCTAAGTCATTCAAAAGTTTTTTTAAAAACCCATTTAAACTTGCAGCACTCATTTAAAAGTTTTTATACAAGTCTAAGACTCGCTTGATGTGATCAGGAAAAGCTACACTATCACGTAAACTAGTAGATCCTTGATTCTGGATAGTTGCTCCTGCCAAAGTTCTACGCTCTTTATGCTCATCTTTTAAGTAGTAAGTAATTAAATCAAACACTGCAAGTTTCAAGTCTGCAGGACATGCAGAGTACCCCGCTGTATAAGTAACTTTAACTGAGCCTGCCCCTTTAGGCCAGTTTTTATAGGTAGATCCCGTTACATACAGTACACTATCCGTCGCGGTATCTAGATAATAGTCTGTTGTTGGCACGGTGCTGTAACTTTCTGAAACGGAATCTCTTTTCTCTACTGAAACTATAGTATTAGTAGGACTTTCTGTTAATTGTATTACATGAGTATCCCAGTCTACACTAAATGTTTCTATTTTATTTGTGGAGTAGTAATCTATTAAAGAATTACCACAATAAGTTTTTACTAATTGACTCACTGCAGGAACTATAGTTGCAAGACGAAGGTCTTCCTTAGGACTGCTAATTCCCTCGGCTTCTTTGTATTCTGCAAGAGTTACTAAATCTGTCATAATAAGTCAATTAATAAAAACTTGGGGAGGCGGACCTCCCCAGTCTTTATGCTAAGCTATTAAGCTTCGTTGTCGATCTTGATTACGGGCTCGTTACCTGCACCGTCACCAGCAAGAATTTCTTCAAAGCCGAGAGACTGTGACGCCACGATTACGCGACGCTGGTTCATTACTTCATAATCCTGCTCAACGGTTACACCGCGGAGACGAGGAGTTACATAGTTACGAGTGTAACAAGCAAAGGCAGCAGGAGTACCAGCAGCAGCCGTTGGGAACTCTTCAGAAACGACTACGGGTGAACCGTATACCGCACCGACAGTACCAACAACACGTGCTGCAAGGTCAGAACCTACTTCATCCAAAGTTTGGAAGTTAGCATCGTTCAACAAGTCAAAGTATGAATCTTGTGATACGATATATGCCATTTCAGCAGGAGCAAGACCATACTTACCCATTGCTTCACGAGCGCCCAGGAGCATTGCTGAGCTCAAGCGAGTGCCTGCACCCAAAGAGAAGGTACCGGGATCATATGCAGCTGCATAGTTATCGAGGCCAGAGATAGTACCATTACCATTAATGATAACGTCTTCTACTGCACGACCGTGTGCTCGAGCTACTGACTCAACAAGCATTGGCATCAAGTTAATAAGTACCTGCTCATCTACGTCATTGTTCATGAAAGTGCTTGAAACCAGACGGTAAGCATTCAATACAACTTGCTTAGCGTTGTACTGGTTTGCAGTTACCTGTGGACGGTTTTCCAAGTTACCTGAAGTCGCATCAGCGGCCCAAGCAGCTTTTCCAGCGTCAGTCTGGATTGGCAATACAGTTGCACCGCCGTTGACAGGAATCTCACGGAACAAACGAGCTACTTTCAACTCATTCATGATTTCCTTTTCGATCAAAGAAGAAACTTCTTGGTCGATGTCAGCAGCGTTAGCAGCGTAGTTTACGCCAGCCTTTTCCTGCACGTTACGTGCAAAATCAGTGTCCCAGCCCTTACGAGTCATTACACCAAGCATATGAGCAGTTAGGAAGTCCTTGCCCCACTTAGTAATGTCAGACTTTTCTGAGCGATCGGCAAAGACACGCTTAGACTCGCGCATTTTTGCGATTTCTTCTGACTTCTCTTCAAGGTCTTTCTTGTACTTAGCAAGAGTCTGTTCCATATCAGAATTCTTCTTGTTAAGATCTTCTTGTACATCAGCAAGCAACTTCTCAGTGCCTGACTCAATACCAGTTTGAATAGCTGACTTAACAGTCTCAGCTTCTAGAGCTTTGGCTGCTTCTACTTGCTCAGCTTCTTTTTTTGCAGCTTCTGCTGCGGCTTTTTCTTCGGCCTGTCGAATTGCAATCTTAGCAGCAGTCTCTTCTGCCACCTTCTTAGCAAAAGCGTCCAGGTCGATTTCGGGAGTTTGTACTTCCGACATTGTCATCTCCTTTTGAACTGACTTTTCAGTTCCATCCGGTGCATCACTAGCTTCAAATGAATCTTCATCGTTAGCCAGAGACTGACCGGCTAGATCTACACTATTAGTGAAAGTTTTTTTGAAATCATTGTACTCTTCAATAGAATCAAATGACTTCGCCAGAGAGAAAGTAGCTGCTTGGTTACAAGGTACCGATACTACCGATACTTCAAACAACTCAGCGTCCTTAATCTTTAATCCGTCAGTTTCCGATAGGTAATCAGCATCCTTGACTCGGAAACCAACAGAAAATGCTCCAAGGATACCTTCTTTAACTAACTGCGCTACGTGATCGGGCGCAGATTTTGAAATTTTAGCTTTTAGCTCAAGCCCGCTTTCAGTAACTTTAAGTCCTGTTGCGCGGCCTATGGGCTTGTTATAGTCGTGATTGAATAGAATAATAGGATTCTTTTCAAAGTTATTGAGACCACCTTTTGTCCATGCTTCTGCTGAGATTGTATCCCCAGCGCGGTCAAAATCAGCTGTACTAGCCATTCCACAAATGTGGATGCCGTCATCTGATTCGTCCAAAGCCTTAAAGGTAGAAGTGAGGTTAAAGATTTTTTCCATTAGTCTTTACTCTTTTTTTCTGCTTTAGCAGGCTTGCTCAAAGCTTCAAGCGGATTTGCTTGTGGCTTCGGTGCGGGTTTAGGCTCTGGTTTGGGTTCCGGCTTAGGAGCAGGCGCTGCTTTTGCGTTAATCTGTTCCCATGCGTCGGGCAATTCATGTTCTAGAATGCCTACCATTCTTGCCCAGTTACCAAAAAAGTTAAAAATCATGCCAATACGAATAGGAGATTCTATATCTTTTTCCCATTCATGCCTTGTCATGACATGCCCTCTTTCTAGCATGTGTATTGCTATATCCTGCAATACTGCTAATCTTGCTCTAGCTCTCGCCATCTTCTTCTCCTTCTGGTGGTCTACCACCTTCATCTGGGTTTGCCGCACTGCCTGCAATATTGGCAGGGACTCGTAAATCATCATATCCCTCTACTGGATCAAACCCAAGAGCATCTCTTGCTTCATTGGGAGAGATAATACCAGTATTGACGAGAGACGAGTAATACTGCGACTGATCTCTTAGTTCTGGTTGCAATGCAGGAATATTTGTAATATCCTCTGATAAAGAAAATCCAAAATATCTTTCTAATGCAAAATTCATTTTACGAACAATAGGAAGTATAGTCTCTAAGTAATACATTCTCATATTTGGACGAATATTTGCATTATTACCAGAGTCCAACATTAAAGGAGGAACTCCGAGTGCTTTCAAAATAATTTTTTCATTTTCTGCAATTGC